CCCACCCCTCAAGGCCATCGATACCAACACCTGTACCAGATGCATCTAAGTCGCCTTCGAGGAATAAATATGGGCCCGTTGTGGCGCCACTGACAGTCAGAGTGTTTGTGTCATGATTGATAGCAGAGATGGTGACAGCCGCACCTTCTGCTGCAGAACCAGCAGCCGCGCTAGATGCAACGATCTTTTGACCAACCTCGAAAAACCTAGACTCGTTGTCGGTCAATACGAGAGACGTCCCACCGCCTCCACTGGATACTACACCTCTGACTCGAGTTCGAGTCCGAAGCATGTCATGTGCAATAACCCTCCCAACGGCACCTGCAGTCGTATCAATCTCGTTCTTGACAGCATCAATCACTACGCTGCCTTTGTATTTCGACTGCATCATCAGCTTTCGGTCAAACTGACCGATTCCGTAGTAGTCCTTCAACCCTACCGTGAACTTCGCTTGTTTCGACGCACCAGCATTGCTTTGCGCCGTTGAGAACGTTCCTGATACGCCAGGAGGGGAACCGTATTGAGTATTGATCTGATTGTAGTCGATCGAAGCGTCCTTCTTATGATTCTTCATCAAGAACATAAGAGCCGGAGAACCGATTTTGTTGAGGTCAATAACCTTGTTTGGGTACAAAACCTTCATGATGGCAGCGAGATCGCTGGCAACAATAGCCATGGCTTACTCCATGTCTACGGATCTTTCCGCAAACATCTTGATGGCCAGAGCTTTGCGTTGCTCTTCTGTGAGTTCCTTCAAAGCGGTGGCCTGGGTCATAGAGTTAGAGAGCGAACCGCTCTCGTTTTCCTTCCTTGGCCCATCGCTTTTGCCATCGCCTTTGTTGCCATTTACCTTTAGCTTGGCGATTTTCGATTGAATATATGGTGACTCGAACCATTTGTCGGCCATAGCACGTAATTCTCTCTCAACGTGCTCGGCCGCCTTCTCTATGGGCAGTATTTCACCATGCTGCTCATAGTATGCGTTCACAGTATCAAGAACTTGTTCCTTTGCCTTGTCTGTATAGTTAATCAATGGGTATGCGGATGCATCACCATCGATGTGCTCACCAATTTTTCTAACAAATTCAGAAATAGCCTTCGACTCTTTTTCATGCTGGTCTCGTCTTTGTATCTCTTCACGCAGACGTTCGACCTCTTTCATCGCATTCGTGCCGTCGTTGGCCGATTGTAGCTTTTTAGCTTCCTCCGGGTTTGCAGCAACCTTCAGAACGGTATCCAGGTCAAGTCCAAGTTGTTGCATGAAGTTGAGAGGATTTTTCTTTAGCTCATCAAAGCTCGCTTTAAGCTCGGCCGCTTGCCTCTCAGCTTCCTTGGCTCTTGATTCGAGCTCTTGCCTCTTGAATTGGAACCGCGTCTCTTTTTCAACGGCTGCCTCGAGAGCACTCAATTTAGACGTGTCTTTATCGCCGTCTTTCTTATCGCCATCTTTCTTGTCTCCATCCCCTTGCTTGTCCTTTTCTTTATCGCCATTATTTTCGTCGGCGTCCTTTTGCTTCTCGACATCTTTTTTGTCTTTGTCGATTTTGTCGTTGTTGCTTTCCGTCAATAATTGATTGGCGGATTCAATCTCATCATTCTTGTCGGAGCTTTCCTCGAATAACTTGATGGCCTGGTCCACAGGGCTTAGATTCGAATCGACATTCACTGCATCTTTCTCTACAGCGTCCATATTTCCCGCGTCGTTGCTTTGCGTTTTTGACGAATCTTCTGCCATCTAAAAAACCTCCTAATCCATATATCAAATATTATGGAATCGCAGGCTGTGGAGATGTAGGTTGAGTTGGCATGGGCGCAGGCATGGCCTGTTCTTGGTTTGGAGCTGCTAATTGATTTACCTGCATAGTAGCAGCCATATTTTTCTCTTTCTGCTTTTGAACCTGCCGCTCGATTATTTGATCGCACCTTTCGATGAAATCACGGATAGCTTGCAGATTCTCTTCTGGTATTTCATCGACAAGCCCTTTGGCATATGCATCAGAAGCCCTCGCTCTGAGCTTGTCTGTAGGCAAATGTTCATCTGGCTCTATTGGGTCAGGGTCTGGCTCCAAAAGCGTATCAATAATGCTTTCAATTGCATCGTGCTGTGCGAGAGCAAATGATCGATATTTCTCAAGATCTGGAAAGTCCATCAACGACGCGGCTTGTTCTTTCGTCTCAATGAACCCCATGTCCATCATGTCTTTCGCCTCTTGCATTCTTCCAGGCAATGAATTAGACATGGCTCCTATAGGTTTGACCTCGAGAACGAAGTTTGATAGGTCATCGAATACATCATTCCACTTAACCCGTTCTATAGAGCCCTTGCTTCTATATTGAACTTCATATTCTGAGTCTTCATCTGCAATTTCTTGGCATACACCAAGCAACAATTCAGCTACTTCGACATGTGCGTCCTGATAGCTTTGCTTTGCAACAACAAAGCGCCCGTCCTGAACATCTTCGTGAGCGCGGATGGCAACGCCAGCATTTACTCCAGAAGGGACTGCTCCTCGTGATGACGGCTGAGATATTCCAATGATGTCGTAGGCTGAATCTTTGTATTCTTTTAGCTTCCGCTCCATTTCAGGCGAAACACTATGCGGAAATATGATTTTTGGCTCCATTCCAGGTTGCCCGTCCACATGAACGACGCGCATGCGTTCGTTGCTTTCTGCTTCGTCCTCTGTGACTGAAGATTGCCCATACACCACCATAAATGGCGCCGAGCGCTTCATGTCGCCCTCGATAGTCGATATTAGATCATTAATTGTGCATTGCAGAGACAGTAAGAGATTGGCGACACCTGCGCCGAACACAGAGTTCGCCACATTCGGCTCAAATACGATAAAAACATATGGGTACCTCTCTTTCGAATATTCCTCATCACACAGAACCAAATCACCAGCAACAATAGTATGCCTTCCATCTTTTTCCCCCTCCTTGGATGCAAGGCGATGACCCTCTATGACTTCGATATTGTCTTTTACTTTCGATAAGTCTTTCTCCATATCGACAAATGGTGGCATGGCGCCGATAGCTTTTTTGTGTCCAGGGAATTTCGCCTTCAGAAGCACACGATCAACAAGTTTTCGTCTCAGAATAGTATTTGGAAGCTCGTCTTCTGCCTCGTCTGGATCAAATAGTATCTCTTTTGGATTGACGACCTCTATGGCTGGAGACCCGCATTTATTAAACACATGAACTATCCCAACATCGCGAACTGCGCAGTGGAGAAATGCCTTTTGCATTTTCTTATGCGCCTTCGTTTGTCTGAATAACCCACGAATGATATCAGATACTATTTTCGCCCTGCGTTTTTGTGGATATTTACCACCAACCGTTAAGCAATTAACGCCTGGACGTATGTCTGCAATTCTGTTATGCACTGCTGACGATAGAGATCGAATGATGTTGTATTTCGATCTATAGTCACCCATGACAAGACGAAAGTTAGCCATCGTGTTCGCAGATGTCATTCGCGATGGGGTATTTTCACCGTCCTGAAATATATGCACATAGGCATCAATTGCCGCGTGTTGGTTTTCGAGCTTTTCCTTACAATCATCTGCTGCAGATTTTAGTTCTGATGCGATTTCGTTTTTGTCGGAAGTATACCAGGGCATTCTCTGACCTCCTGTGTAAATAATACGGAGTCAGATATTCCTTGGGATCATCCTTTTCGACCTTTGGCTAATGGTTTTAGCGAGATTCTTCTTGTATAGCTCTTCTTGGATGACAGCCGCCGGTCGTTCGTCTTTTTGTTTTTTGGGCTTAGCCATGTAGTGACGGGCTTCCCTATACGCATATAGCGCAGAATCAGAGAGATGGTTGTCAAAGCGTTCGTCTTCGATTTTGCGCTCGTAATCGCTCCATTGAAGAGCGTTCCATTCCTCGATGAGCCTTGGGCAGCGGACAATTTTTATCTTCCCACGTCGCATGTCCTCGTTGAACAGCTCTATGGCCCCAGGTTTGTCTGCTTTTTCTGCTGGGTGGGCGCCTGCGCCATGGCGATTGTTCAATTCCTGCACAATCATCTTGCCAAGTCCGCCGCGATCAATTACAACACGAGAGAATTTGCTGCGTGACCTATATTCAGAAATTTTCCCACCAAACTCCGTGATATCTAGCTCGTTTTGCTTCCATTCATCATGGAGATAAAGCACGCCGTCGCCTTCAAGACTCCATGACGCAACCACGAGGGCGCATGCGTCGTCAAAGCCTAGATCTCCTCCAAGAATGTTGATGTAGCTTCCACTTGGCATCTCATCAACAATGTTTCCAGGCAGGTATTTATAGACCATGCTCTCTTTGGACTTGACCCATAATCCGCGCCATTCACGCATATAGGTTGGGTTCGTTTCATCCCATTCTCGCTCAGATTTTAGCTGCTCTAGATACCCCGCTGCATTCTTCAAAAACGGGTTGTCAAGTACTGTCCATTTGTGCTTTGACCAGCCAGGCATTCCATTCGTTGCATCGAAGAAATACCCCGCACAAATCGATGATGGCGTACCCGACAATATAAGCTGACCATCATAATCCAATAAGCATGGCCCCAATACGTCATCGACGAGGTCTTGAAGCTTGTTCCCAATCGACGCTGCCTCGTCAACCCCAACACATGGGTAGGCAGATCCCCTCAGCTTATCAATTGACTTTTCATCATCTACACCCGTGCACCACACCTGGCCGCCAGATGGTAGCGTAAACGTAAGCTCAGACTGATTTAGCTCCCCGCGCAAGTCATGTATCTGGTTCATTTTCTTGAGCACAGGCCACATGATGCGCTTTGCTACGGGTCGGCTAAGCGTTATAAATGGGGCAATGCATTCAGGGAACCGTATCGCGCTCAGAATGAGCGACGAAGCTATGCCGTAGGTCTTCCCCGCTCGGCGAGATGTCAGCGCGCTCTTTCTGCGCGATGTATCTTCGACGAATTTCCTTTGTTTGTCATGCAGCGAGCGCATGATGCCGTCGATTTTGTCGCTACGACGTCGCTTCTCTGCTAAGAGCTGTTGGCTCG